TCCCGAAAAGCTGCACGCCATTGCTCTCTAGGAAGACTATGAAGCAAATAACTAAACCACAGAACGGCCATGTGGAATGTATTAAAATCAGACGTATTATAATCACCAGAAAAAAGACAACCAACAACATACCTAAAACAAGCACCATACCAACGAACGATATGAGAAGCAGTATGTTGAGACAAAAAAAGTATCATAGTCTTCATCAAAATTTTCTGACCTTCATCCATAACATCCCAATTTATAACAAGGTAACATTGGGCTATATACATAAGAAGCTCACCCCATTGAGCACTCTGATCCTTTCCTGAAATATCTCCAGAAAAACATTCACAGGGCCTAATTTTATTATCAGGGTTATCCTTCCAATTCAAATGTTCAAACAATCGTCTGCAACCATTGTACCCCCAAGTAAAACCAATAAAATTGGTTCCAACATTCTGACGAACATCATGGAACCACTTAAATAATTTAAAGGTTATTAAATACATCCATTCTGGCACAATAAAGAAAACTCTCGTCTTCTCATGATCAGGGGGCTTCTTCTCTTGGGTCACACAATCACGATCAGTTTTTGTCTCAGTCTTAACATTCAAACGACATATGGGTGGAGCAAAAAATTTTACCAACTCTCCTGGTGTCACAGCTGGATTTTGAGCAATTTCATGTTCTATTTGTAGTATCACATCAGCAAGGTATTTGCATGAGCTAATAAAGTGGTCCTCCTTACTAGCCACTCCTTTTCTTATAAAAGTTACTCCATCAGCGATTCTTTTACAAGGCTTCACATGGAGGAATCCGGCTGATTTCCCTCCACGATATGGTATCTTAACTAAAGAAGAAAATGACCAATCAATATACCCCTTTGACTTCAAACCTAATATACCCTGGTCATCCAGAGCTAATAGGCGAGCCCGAGCATACAAATCAGGATCAGGATCTTGGTACAACTCATGGTCTTTCTTTAAGATCTTAGTTAATGTTTTGTATAATCCCATAGGACTACTTCCGGCGGTCCAAACATTGGTACGAGCTTCAGCAAGATAAGGATACACTTGCTCTAAAGCCCTAGCTGCAGCTTCAATAACACCTGAATAAGGTATCTCAGGTGGAATATAATCTCCTATCTTGGGGGGCTGACTAAAAGTTACAAAGCCCATGTTAGTACCAATCCCTTCTGGAACAAGGGACGCTAAAGCGCATTTAAGGGCATGGTCAGGAGTTATAACACCCCCTTCCTTATAGTCTTTCTTGATCAAATCAAAACGCCCATTTTGGTACATAACAAGATTATATTGATAATAGGTATTTATAAATAGCTTTACCTGGTAGCACACAGAATCTCCATCATCAGGCACATAAATACGATCGATTTCCACATTATTATCACTCCTAAAAACAACAAGTTGACGATCTTCCCATTTGAACTTAAGGATACCAGCATATTCTTCCATGCCAGCAAATGATAAATAACCCTTTAGAAATCTAGCTACTTTACGAATAAACCCTATCTTACCAATTTTACCTAAAGTATTGTCCAGATTAAAATAAGAATCAG